GATGAGGAATTAAATCTTTATATGCAGCTTAAATATAAGCCAGCTATAGAAATCGCAGAAGAAGAAGCCATAAATACAATTTTTGCAGAGAATCATTATAATGATGTTAGAAAAAGAGTTGACTACGATTTAACAGTTTTAGGTATTGGTTGCACAAAGCATGAGTTTTTACCAGGAGCAGGAGTTGAACTTAAATATGTAGACCCTGCAAATATTGTTTATAGTTACACAGAAGACCCTCACTTTAAAGATTGTTTTTATTGGGGAGAAATTAAAACTCTTCCAATTACTGAGTTGATGAAGATTGACCAATCTTTAACTACAAGCGACTTAGAGGAAATATCAAAGTACTCTCAGAGTTGGTATGATTATTATAACGTAGCTCAGTTTTATGAGAATGATATCTTTTACAGAGATACTGTTACTTTAATGTATTTTAATTATAAGACCACTAAGAAGGTAGTTTATAAGAAAAAGATATTAGAAAATGGTGGTACAAAAATTATAGAAAAAGATGACCAATTCAATCCTCCTTTAGAAATGATGGAAGAAGGAAGGTTTGAGAAAATAGAAAAAACTATAGATGTTTGGTATGATGGTATTATGGTTATGGGTACTAATATATTACTCAAGTGGGAGCTTGCTGAAAATATGGTTAGACCTAAATCATCTCAACAACACGCACTACCAAACTATGTAGCAGTAGCACCGAGAATGTATAAAGGGGTTATTGAATCATTAACTAGAAGAATGATTCCTTTTGCTGACTTAATACAAATTACACATTTAAAACTACAACAAGTTATTTCAAGGGTTGTACCTGATGGTGTATATATTGATGCCGATGGATTAAATGAAGTAGACTTAGGAACAGGTAATGCTTATAATCCTGAAGATGCCTTAAGATTGTATTTCCAAACAGGTTCTGTTATTGGTAGAAGTTACACTCAGGATGGAGACTATAATCAAGGTAAGATTCCAATAAAAGAATTACAATCAAGTTCTGGCGCAAGTAAAACACAAATGCTTATTGCTAATTATAATCATTATTTAGGAATGATTAGACAGGTAACAGGATTAAATGAAGCAAGAGATGCATCATCTCCTGACCCTAACTCTTTAGTAGGATTGCAAAAACTAGCAGCATTAAATTCAAATGTAGCTACTAGACACATACTAGATGGTTCACTTTATATTTATAGAACACTAGCAGAAGCTATAACTTACAGGGTAGCAGATATACTTCAGTATGCAGATTTTAAAGATGACTTTATAAATTCAATTGGTAAATACAATATTAGTATTCTTGAAGATATTAAAGATTTGTACATTTATGACTTTGGTATATTTATTGAAATTGCTCCAGACGAAGAGCAAAAAGCTCAGTTAGAAGCTAATATACAAATGGCTTTGTCTAAGGGAGATATAAACTTAGAGGATGCTATTGATATACGAGAAATAAAAAACATTAAACTTGCTAACCAATTACTCAAAGTAAAACGTAAAGCATTACAGGAGCAGCAGCAACAACAAGCTATGCAGCAACAAGCTATGCAAGCTCAACAAGCATTGAAATCTCAGCAAATGAAACAGGAGATGGAAATGCAAAAACAACAAGCAGAAATGCAAGGTAAGATGCAGTTGAAACAAGCTGAGATAGCTTTTGAAATTGAAAAGCAAAATAACGAGGCTATGCTTAAAAGTAAGTTAATGAAAGAAGAGTTTGATTATAACTTACAGTTAAGAGACATGGAGTCTAATGCTTTATCTCAAAGAGAAACGCAAAGAGAAAATGCAAAATCAGCTAGAATATCTCAAGCAAATCAAGAACAGTCAAGATTAATCAATCAAAGAAAAAACAATTTACCTCCTCAAAGATTTGAGTCTAATGAGGATAGTTTAGATGGATTTGACTTAGCTGAATTCAACCCTAGATAGGTTCAAAAATGGTATTGAAATTTTACTATCTTTGTAATAATCAAATTTAATCATATGGAAATCAAAGTAAAAGAAGTAACATTAGGTGAAGAAAAATCAGTTCAACAAGTAGAACAAGAGCTTTTAGATAAGCACGAAGAAAAACTTAATGACGACCAGCCAAAAGCTGAAGAACCAAAAGCTGAAGAACCAAAAGCTGAAGAACCAAAAGCTATTGAGTTAAATGATGAAAACGTTCTTTCATATATTGGTAAAAGATATAATAAAGAAATTAGTTCATTTGATGAATTAATGAGTGAGCGAGAAACACAGGAAGAATTACCTGCTGATGTCGCTGCTTACTTTAAATATAAAAAAGATACAGGTAGAGGAATTGAGGATTTTGTACAGTTACAAAAAGACTACGATGAATCTAATCCTGATTCTTTACTTAGGGATTATTTACGTGCTACTGAAGATGGTCTTGATGAAGAGGATATTGAAACCTTAATGGAAGATTATTCTTTTGATGAAGAATTAGATGAAGAGGCAAATGTAAAAAAAATTAAGTTAAAGAAGAAAAAAGCTATTGCTAAGGCAAAAGATTACTTCAAAGGAATGCAAGAGAAATACAAGCAGCCACTTGAGTCAAGGGGAACGCAAGATTCAAATGTATCCAAAGAAGAAATGGAAGGCTATAAGCAATACATCGCAGAAGCAAAGTCTTATGAAGAAAAGACTGCTAGACAGAAAGAGTTGTATGACTCTAAGACGTTAGAGGTATTTACACCTGAATTCAAAGGTTTTGAATTTAATGTAGGTGAAGAAACAATAACGTTTTCTCCAGGCAGTTTAGAAGATTTAAAGAAGAGCGCATTAAATCCAGGTAGTTGGGCATCCAAGTATTTAGATGATGATGGTCTTTTAGAAGACTCTAAAGGTTTTCATAGGAGTGTAGCGATTGCACAGAATCCTGAAAAGTTTGCTAAGTTCTTTTATGAGCAAGGTAAAGCTAATGCCACAGAAGATGTGATGCGTAAGACAAAAAATATTAATATGTCAGAGCGAAGAACACCTGAAGTGACTACTAAGGGAGGAACACAATTCAAGTCTATAAGCAGCAGTAGCAGCAAAGGACTTAAAATAAGAAGTATTAAAAATAAAAATTAATTTAAAAAATAAAAATTATGGCAGGTTCAGTCCAAGCAACGCCAGGTTTTGATTTGCAACCAAGTTCGCATCAAACACCTTTGGCATCAAATTACATTACTGATTTCAACTTTTTGAATCAGTACTTACCAGACACTTACGAAAAAGAATTCGAGCGTTATGGTAACAGAACAATCTCCTCATTCATTAGAATGGTAGGAGCAGAAATGCCTTCTAACTCAGACCTTATCAAATGGGCAGAGCAAGGAAGATTACACACGAAGTATGTTGATTGTGGTACTGCAGCAGTAGTAGCAGGTGGAGAAGCAGTTTTCCAAGTAAATGACGTACTTAACCCAGCAGGTTCAACTGTACAACCAGGTTCTGGTGCAACAGTTCAAATTGCAATTAGAGTTGGTCAAACAGTTGTTGTTGTAAACAATGATGGTTCAGGTGAGTTCAAAGCTATTGTTATAGCGGTAGACCTTGCAAATGGTCAATTTACTGTTGCGTTTTATGATGCTGCAGGATATACAGGTGGTACAGGATTAGGAAATGCTGATGCAAGTATTTTCATTTATGGTTCTGAATTTAAGAAAGGAACAAACGGAATGCAAGGTTCATTAGAATCTGATGATTTCATTTTTGAGAACACTCCAATCATCATCAAAGATAAGTATGCAGTATCAGGTTCTGATATGGCTCAAATCGGATGGATTGAGGTTACTACTGAAAACGGAGCTTCAGGTTACTTATGGTACTTAAAGTCTGAGCATGAAACTCGTTTACGTTACGATGACTATTTAGAGACTTCAATGATTGAAGCAGTACCTGCTGAAGCTGGTTCTGGTGTGAAAGCACAAACTACTTCTGACCAAGTAGGAGACAAAGGTTCTGAAGGTGTATTCTATGTAGTACAACAAAGAGGAAATGTATGGGCAGGAGGAAATCCTAATGCTTTAGCTGACTTTGACGCTATGATTTCACGTTTAGATAAGCAAGGTTCTATCGAAGAAAATGTAATTTTCTTAAACAGAGACTTTGGATTTGACATCGATGATATGTTAGCAGCTCAAAACTCTTATGGAGCAGGTGGAACATCTTATGGTCTTTTTGACAATGACAAAGACATGGCATTGAATTTAGGATTTACAGGATTCCGTAGAGGATATGATTTTTACAAGACTGACTGGAAGTACTTAAACGACCCAACTATGAGAGGTGGTGTTGATGGTACAGGAAGCATTAACGGATTGTTAGTACCTGCAGGTTCTACAACTGTTTATGACCAAGTTCTTGGTAAAAATGCTAAGAGACCATTCTTACACGTAAGATATAGAGCTTCTGAAACTGAAGACAGACGTTACAAAACTTGGATTACTGGTTCAGCTGGTGGAGCAAGAACATCTGACTTAGATGCAATGGAAGTAAACTTCTTGAGTGAAAGAGCAGTTTGTACTTTAGGTGCGAACAACTTCTTTATCTTCCAAGACTAAGAATACTAACCAAAGAAAGGGGTCTCTTCAAAGAGACTCCTTTTTATTAATTAAATTAAATTATATCAAATGAAAACTACAATACAAAGAGTAGACAAAGTCTACAAACTAACAAGGAATGCAGCACCTTTATCCTTCATGCTTGCAACAAGACACACAAGAAGATTTCCATTACTTTGGGTAGACCCAGAAACAGGTATAAACAGAGAATTACGTTATGCTAGAAACCAAGCATCACCTTTTGTAGATGAGCAGGATGGTAATGCAATTATAGAGCCTGTTGTTTTTGAAGATGGCTTTTTAAGAGTTTCTAAAAACAATCAAGTTTTACAAAGATTTTTAGATGTACATCCACATAATGGTATTAAGTTTAAGGAGTTAGATAAATCGAAAGATGCTCAAGAAATTGTTGAAAATATAAATGTAGAGCTTGACGCAATGTTAGAAGCTCGTTCTTTATCTATACAACAACTAGAAACTTTAACAAGAGTGTTATTTTCAAAAGACCCATCTAGGATTAGTACAGACGAAATGAAAAGAGACATCTTAGTTTATGCTAAGAGAGAGCCAAGAGAGTTTATGTCTTTAGTAAACGACCCTGTATTAAAACTACAAGCAACTGTACATAAATTGTTTGAGGAAGGTTTTATAAAATATAGAAATAAAAACAAAGAGGTTTGGTTTAATACTAAGACCAATAAAACAAGAATGTGTACAATCCCTTACGGAGAAGACCCAATCTATATAGTGTCCTCTTTTTTCCAAACTGACGATGGAGTAGAGTCGTTAAAAATACTAGAACAACTGCTAGATTAGTAGCAGTAAATTGAAAGGAGGTCTATTTTTAGACCTCTTTTTTTTTTAACTATCTTTGTGTAAATAATAGTTAGGATGATAAACGATATTAGAAATACAGTTTTAGCCGTGTTAAACAAAAACAATTATGGCTACATCTCTCCACAAGATTTTAATCTATATGCACAACAAGCTCAAATGGATTTGTTTGAGGATTATTTTTATGCATATAATTATCAAATAAATAAAGAGAATCAAAGAACATCAGGTACAGGGTATGCAGATATTAAAAAGGGTTATGAAGAGGTTATTGATTTTTTTTCAGTAACAAGTGCATTGACTGCAAACGGAGCAGTAACGGATGGATATTTTCTTCCTTCTGTAGCGACTACAGGTTCTGATTATTACTTAATAAATAAAATATTTATTGGAAGCGTTGAAGCGGAAAG